AAGGAACGTACTGGAACTGCACGACGGGTGCCCCGGCGGTACCTGGTGCGATTGCCAGCACAAGATCGTGAGCAAGAATGCCTAACCCGAACGCCGCGCCGCAGACCCCTGGTAAGTTCGTCATCGACCTGACTCCCGGCCAGGAGAGGGTCGAGATTGACGGCTTCCGCATCGAGCAGCACGTCACGGCGATCAAGTTGATGTACGACGCCGCTAAGCGCAGGCCCGTCCTGCTACTGGACCTGCTGCCGTCCACGGTGGACGTTACGGGCACCGGGGTGGAAATGTCCGGGGAGTTCCGGGACTTCCTCACGTCACACGGATGGCGTCCGCCCGCCTGATGTGTTGACCGGCTTCACAGTGACACCTACCCTTGAGTTGAAGAACCATGGGCTCCGTTAGGCAGCCCCTTCGACTCTTGAGAGGGTGACTGTTCGTGAGCCGTATTCATGGCCGCAACGGCATGGTCTACCTGGCACCTGGTAACGCCCTGTCGTCCATCAACACCGTCGCGACGGCTTCGCCGCTGGCTTACGTCGCGGACTGGACCATCAACTTCACGGTGGCGAAGGTTGACGTTACCTGCCTTGGTGACACCAACCTCGTCTGGGTCGCGGGCCTGCCGGACGCCTCGGGTGACTTCTCGGGCTTCTACGACACGGCTACCGGCCAGACCTACGCCGCTGCGGTTGACGGCCTGCCCCGTACCTTCTACCTGTACCCGTCGCTGCTCGGCCTCAACGGCGCGAACCCCGGCCAGTACTTCTTCGGGACCATCCTGCCGGACTTCTCGTCCGCTGGTGGCGTCGCGGCTGCGGTGACCTTCAAGAGCACCTGGAACGCCGCGTCGCAGGTTCAGCGCTACCCGGCTGCCGGTATCGCCGGCACCTGATCGAACGACAAAGGCGAGGATCTGCTCAAAGATCCTCGCCTTTGCTCCGGTCACCGGATGGTGGTGCTTCAGCAAGCGTCATCCTATCCCATGATCGGAGTTACACAAGATGGCTACGCCACGCACCACGCGCGCCACTGGGGACACTCGCTCTGCCCGCGCGCAGATGAAGACCGCCGACCAGACCGCCCGCGTCGGCAAGGACGCTCGCGCCAAGGCAGTCAAGGAAGGCCGCCTCACCGTTCCGCTGGTCGTCAAGGCCAAGGAAGAGGGCGGCGAGGACGCGTCCATGGACTTCCTCCTGGCTGAGAACGTCGGCATCATGCCCCTCATGGAGTGGGCTGCCGCGTCCGACCGCGATGTCCAGAGCGCTGACGGCCTGAAGGCGGTCTACTACGTCCTCCAGGATGTCGTGGACGAAGGCGACTGGCCGGAGTTCCGGAAGTTCTCCCGCGAGGCGAAGGCTGAGGCCGGGGAGCTGCTGGACTTCGCGAACGCCGCCCTGGAGGCCCTGGCTGGCCGCCCTACCAAGGATGCCAGTGGCTCCTCGGATGGCTCCTGAGTAACCTCGGGTACATCGACGGGGGCTCCATAGCCACTGGCAACGGCAGGCAAGTTCACGAGCTGACTGTTCGTGAAGCGATCAACTACGCGTACTTCCACGTCATCCGCGACATGCGCGACGAGGACCGGGCTGCCCGCATGGCAGGCCATAAGTTCGAGGACACGCTTAACGACCGCATCGAGCAGTTCGAGGAGAAGATCGGGCTCCGGCCGAACCACGAGGATCTTGCGCTCTGGATGCACAAGAACGTCATGCTCCCCGCGCAAGGCTATACACCTGAGCAGATTGCTGAGATGTTTGACGAGACAGCCCAGGCATCCCTGCCTAGCGGCGTCGGTGAAGAACACCGCTGGCGCTTCGAGGACCAGGAATGGGACGGCCTCAAGGACTTCGAAGGCAATCCGTGGGACCTGCCGGGCATGCAGGACATCAAGAAGATCCAGACGGAGAAGATGCGCGAGAAGCGGGCTGAAGAGGCTCGCGATACGTTGGGGTGAGTTAGCTTGGCTGATCTTCAGTGGGATGACGCCGCACTAGAAGACCTGCTTCACAGCATTGACGGGCCAGTCGGCCGGTTCGTGAAGGAGAAGACAGCCCAGATGACCACCGCCGCTGAGGCGAAGGCTCCGATTCAGAAGCCGAAGAACTACTCCTGGGGCCGCGACTCGTCGTCGTACCTGCCACGGTCCCTGGGGTACCTCAAGGGCACTGTGCGGCCTGTCATCGGGTACACGAGAGGCAACCAGCTGTTCGGCGGAGCCAACGCCGCGTTCGGGCCGACGCTGTTCCTTGAGCGAGGCGGAGGCAGGCACGGGCACGCCCGGCTCATTCCCTTCATGACCGAATCTTTGTATGCTGCATTCATAGACTGACTGGGAGGTACGCGTGGGCACCCGCCTAATCGGTGACGCTTACATCGCCATCCTCCCGCAGGTCAACGCGGCCGAGTTCAGGGGTCAGGCGAGCGCAGGAGTTAACAGCGCCCTGGCCGCGCTGCGCCCGAAGGTCAAGGTCGGCGCTGACACCACGCCCGCTCAAGCGAAGATCGCCGGGCTACAGGCCCTCATCGACAAGCTCGACACCACCATCTTGCTCACGGGCGACACCTCCCAGCTCATGGGCAAGCTGGGCGAGATCGAGGGCATGGCGGACAACGTCAAGCACGTCCTCCAGAACATGGACCCTGACGGCGACATCTCCGGCATGGTAGCTAAGCTCGCTGAAGTGGAAGGCGAGGCTCAGGGACTCCAGGGGAAGCTCAAGAACCTCGACCCTGACGGCAACTTCACTAGCATGGTCGCTAAGGTCGCAAGCCTCGAAACCGACGCGGACGCCCTGCGCCATGAGCTTAAGAACCTGGACCCTAACGGTGACTTCAGCGCAATCACGGCAAAGATGGCGGAAGTTGCCGCTGAGGCTACAGGTCTCAAGAGCGAACTGAAGGAACTGAACCTCGACGGTGACACGTACAGGTACCTCATTACGCTCGGCAGGGTTGACGCTACAGCTGAGAAGCTGCGTGAAACCCTAGCGGATCTGGACCCGCACGGGGACATCATCCCGATGCTCAGCGACCTTGACATCCTCAGCGCAAAGACGGATGAGATCTGGGAGAAGCTGGACCACCTGAACGCGGACGGCGACGTCGCGCCCATGATGGCCAAGCTGTACGAGATCGAGGGCGCAAGCGCGGCTATCAAGGACCGCCTTCAGAACCTGGACCCTGACGGCAGCATCACGCCTCTGGCCGCTAAACTCAGCGACCTGGACCTGCGGGCTATTCAGCTCAGGGACGTACTGGAAAACCTGGATTTCGACGGGCACACCGCTGACCTGACGTCTAAGCTCGGCAGTGTCTTGGTGGAAGCAACAGACCTCAAGGAACAACTCCGGACGCTAGACGCTGACGGTAACATCGCATACTTCACGAACAAGCTCAGGAACGTTGAACTCGAAGCGGAGATGGTTCGCGAAGTTCTACAGAACCTGGACCCTGACGGGAACGTCGTCCCGTATGTCACCAAGCTGGCTGACCTGCGCGGCATCTCGACGGACCTGCGGCACACCCTGGAGAACCTGGACCCGGACGGGGACGTCTTCCCCATGGTCGCCAAGCTGACGGAGCTGGAGGGCCAGGCTGAGCTGCTGAAGCACACCCTAGGCGACCTGCGCATCACGCCTACCGGCCTGGGCAGCCTCGGCACCGGAACGCTGAACGACTCTGAAGCCAGGTACATGGCCGAACTGGCGGCGCAGACTCTTGAAGCCGCCTCAGCCATGGACAAGCTGGGCATCACCGAGGGCATCGTTGACGACGGCGTCAGCAGGATCGCTGGCGGCCTTAGCAGGTTCGGGGACTTCAACGGCATCCGCAACCTGGCATCCGCCTTCCAGGACGTGCGAGACGCCGCGCACGACGTAAGCCCGGAGATCGGCATCGCGCAAGCCGCCCTGGACGCGCTGAACCGCACAGACGGCATGTTCCTGGCGGACTCACGCGGCGGCTGGTACCTCCTCAACTCCCAGATCAGGCTGTTCGGCGGCGCGCTGGAGTCTGTCGTTCCTAACTGGCTGGCTGACGTGCACATCTGGCACCTCGGCACCGACGCCATCCTGGAGTTCGCGGCAGCCTGGGCTCCGGCCCTTATCGCTGTCGGTACCTTCGGCGCGTACGCCTACCCGGTCGGGGAGAAGATCTACAACCAGTGGGCGAACATCAACAAGGTACTCGACGGCGTAGATAGCGGACTGGACGGCTCGCAGGTCCACCTGAAGGACCTCGGAACGTCCTTTGACACCATCGAGTCGGCCA